ATTTTTAGAAGGACCTTTGTACTTTTTGCCACCTTCGGGGTATCCGACTTCTGTTTTTGCCATAGTTTTCTCCTTATATATTACTATACTATCTTCTAGGGCCTTTCAAGGTCCTAACGTCCTGACGCTTCATTCTATCAGAATATAATTTGACCTCGTTAGCCATTCGTTGTTTTTCAAGAGAAGTATCAGCTCTAAGTTCAGCTAATTCTTCGTTTTGTTCAAGTTTATCTTCTTGAATGCCTTGGTTCATCATGGCTTTCATTTTGTCCGTGTTAATTTTTTCTTGGTCTTGTTCTCTTTTTCTCTCATTATCCGATGCTCTTAAATCAAGTTCTCTTGCTTTTAATTTAGCAATTGGATCGTTTCCGAACTGACCCATGATCTTTAATTCTTCGTCTTTGAACTCAATCATCATATCAGATATTAATTTCGCTTTTCTATCTTCCACTTTCATTGAAACCTGCATAATCTGTTGTTGGAACTGTGGATTTTGCTGCATAGCAGGATTTTGTTGTGCCATTTGTTGCATTTGCTGTAATTGCATTAGTTCTTCTCTAAATTCTACTTCAACTTGCTCTTGACCCATCATCGAAATGTGTTCAAAGCAATTTTTTTCCAAGGCACTTAAAATAACCGGATTATTTCTTGCAACATTAGACGACATAAACGCCAAATGCGAAGTTAAGTGAGCTTGATGGTTCTGACCTTTAAAAGCTTGGAAAGGTTTTCCTGATAATGCTAAAATATTTTCAATAGCAGGATCTGTTGGCTGCGGCTGAGCTGGCGGAGGAAGAATTTTATCAATCTCCTTAATTCCAATCGCCTGATACATTGCTCGATAGGCTTCGTATAAGTTGTGCATCTTTGGATTCGAGGATGCAAGTTGTAATTCTGTTTGTGCCATTGAAATTCTTTGTGATTGTGAAAAAATATTCGGATCAGCAATAGGAATAATGTCTATCTTATCATCAAAGTCTGAAACTTTGACATTTCGTTGAGCTCCTACAACATCGTAAGGATATTCAGGAGGCAGATACGTTTTAAAAACATTTCCTAATAATTGAAACTCTTGTTTCATGGCCGCATATAAGCGTTTGTGAATCGCTGACATGACTCTTGAACCACGTTCTAAGAGAGCGATGGTTGTCCCAACAGCGGCCTGCTGGTTGCCGTCCCCAACCTGCATATCAGCGATGGCGGCAAATCGTTGTCCGGCCGACACAACAGTACCCATTAACTGTAGTAGTGTTTGTGAAGGTTCCTTAAAAGGAAGAGTCATAAATGCATCCTTGATACTTCCACCAGGTGCATCGACATCTCGGAATTCGCCAGGCTGTATAGCTTGAGCTTCGTCTCTTACGCGTATACCTCGTTGTTTGAATCCTGCAGGTAAATTACTTAACGTTCCTGCGTCCAATAATTGACGTAGAGCAGTGGTTGCTGTTCTTGATAAACCGCCAATCATATGTATTAAACCAAAACCATAAAAACCCATTCCAGGTAAAAATCTGTAGTGAACAAAATATTCCACTTTCTTTTTAAGGGGGTCATTAAGGTTAAAGTTTCTTCGAATTGAAAGAATCGATCGAGTATTGGATTCGATCGTGACGATGTACGGAAGTTTAACGCCCGTAGGTTCGCCCGTTTGAATATCCATATCTTCAAAACCTTCCAGATCTAAATAAACGTGAGCTTCGACAATTGTAAAAATATCTTCGTCTCTCGTTTTTTTAATTCCTTCAAGGTCTCTTTCTTTTTTTTCGACTTCTGTTTCTTGATCGTACCCAGGTTTTAATTCGACATCTTTATAAAAACCTGCGACTTGTTTTTTTCTTAAATCGTTTTCCGACATCTTAAGGGTATGCATCACTGCGTCTGCATCTTCAATTGATGTCGCTGTGTAAGGCACCACTAAATCATCGGCCTGAACAAATTTAGATACCGCTCTGCCTAAAAGTTCATCGTAATAAACTTTCTTGAAGGCAGAGCCGGCAAGAGGGAGATAAAAAAGTAACTGATCGAATTCGGGTTCGTACTCTTTCATCACATCCATGAGCTGATAGTTCATGAAATTTTTAACCCTAACCGACTGGTCTTCTTTTTGACGGCTAGGCTTTCCTAACGATTGAGTCCGTACCGGACCATTCGATGGAAGTAATTCTTTATAAGCTTGCGCTTGGAATTGAGTGACCGCTTCAGCAAGCACCGGGTGCGTTGCACCACTAGCTCCCTGAAACGGTTGGGTTGGATTGGTGTACTTAAATCCTAATAAATCTAAACCTTTTGTATAAGTGTCTTCCCAGTCTTTTCTGGAAAATTTGTATTGACTATAATCGTCATATAATTTGGATCCTAATTTACCAAGGATCTCGTCTGAAAGTTCTTCAGCTAAATTATCAAAATGAGTTTGAGGGCCTTGACGTTGAGCCGTCGGATCAAAATTGATTTCAGCTCCTCCGTCTTCCGTTGTAATAACTTCAGCTCCATCAGGAGTTACTTCAGCTTCTTTCTGCTCGTCTGTAACTACAATTTCTTCTTCTGGTAATTTAACTTCTTGGTCTACGTTGGGTAGAGCCTTGTCGATTTTGTCTGCCATTTATATCTCCCGAATTTATAGTTCTTTTAACCTGTTTAGATTTATTATTCAAGCCCTGTGGACACGGTCCTTTTAAAGGAGGAACCGTTCGAGTAAGTCTCTTAATCATCCCGGTCTCTGTTTTTCCATTTGTCATAACCCCACATACCGGCTGTCAGAGCTAATCCTGGCCATCCTAAGAATCGAGATCCCAACATCAAAGCTCTAGGGCTCATTCCCATTCTGATGGCTTTAGCTAAAATACCTGTAGGAGCCATTCCTCGCGTTGCCATTTTTGCTCCTGAACTCGCAAAAGCCGGTCCCATCCAATGACCTGGATCCGTTGCAATATCTCCCCACTCCGTTCCGCCTTTTCTTTGGGCAGCAATGTGTAGGGGTAATGTAGCCGCGACTCCTAATGGAGAAAAGCTTCCTGCTAAAAATTTTCCAACTGGTCCTAAAGCGGCACGGGCTGGGCCCATGGCTGCTCTATCAATTCCGCGCTTAACACTTTTAAAAGGAAGCCGTCTTGCTTTGTACATGGCCGCGGAACCAGGGATCGCAGCTGCTGCCGCTGCACCTGCAGCTGGATACTGCCATTTTAAAATATCTTCATCAACTTTGGGAGTTTCTCCTTCAATCATGGAAAGAAGCATTCCCTTCTGTTGGTTTTCATCGGATAAATAAGTGGTTGGATCATCACTTCTAAATGGTTTGACTAACGGTTCTATTGCTGCTCCTGCTGCAGCAATCGCTGCATACGGCGCAGCTTTCACTCCGAACTTACCCAACATACCTAAAAATGAACGGGCAGCTGCGGGTGTTTTTTTAAGAGCTTCACTAAATGCAGCAGGACTCTCGTTAGCCGTTGCAGCTAAACATCCACTCTGACATCCGATTCTTTTTTCCAGAATCTTTGTAAATTTAGGATTCTTCGCCGTCCATTCCTCAATGAGCGGAGTTAAAACTTCAGGTTTCCAACTTTTAAGAGCGTTTAACTCTCCGGTTATTTTTGCTTGGTTTAATCCAGCAGTTTTCCAAGTTTCTTTAGAAATCTTTGGTATATTTTCTTTAAGCGTGTCGTGTAAGCCTACCTTCCCTTTTAATTGTTCAATAACATTTGCTTTTCTAAAATCTGCCGGTAATCCTTTAATTTGGGATATGCCCTCTGCTCCTACCGTAAATGAAGGAGAGCCTTTTCCAAATAACACTTGATTAATTTCATTAAGAGCTCGTAAACCTTTAACATCTTTGTTTTTTTGTAAAACATTCAAACGTCTGTCCAAGTTCGCTTTCCATATATTAATATCACCTGCAATTGGATTCACTCTGAGTGCAAGATGAAGATTTTTTGTTTTGTCAAGTGCAGCCAGACTAATTGGATGATCCAATTGTAATAATTGATTGTGCAACTTGTGCGTTCCACCAACATAGTTTAGTCTATCTACTAAAAATCTCTTTAAGGTTGCAAATTTAGAAAGTTTATCACTTGCTAATTTTAATTCATTACCTTTTAGTGTATCCACCAACTGACCTTGAAAAGTTCTATGAACAGTACTTTCAAATAGTCTGGTTGCTTTGTTTAAAAAATTCTGTCGATCAGCTAAAGAAATACCTTCAAAGATTTCGGGATATCTGTTTTTATGTAAAGTATTATTAATAACGGCATTATGTGTTCGTGAAATTCTCGTTTTTAAATTTTTAATTGTTAAAGGTACACCTGCTGCTTTAAAGCGTTTAATAATTGTCGGATTATTTTTTAATTGAGTGAGGATCGCGTCTTGATTCTTAAAATTACTTATATTTAGATCATATTTATATTTATCAAAAGTTTTTACAATTTCTGGATAATCATAGGTTAATTTTTCCGCTGATGTTCGTAAAGAAGCTGCGAGCGTGGCTTTTGCTACATCCTGAGCTTTTATGACAGATTTGGTATATCCCTTAAATTCAGAAACCTGACTAGGGCTTAAGTTAAAATTATTTTTAATGGATTCAAAAACCTTTCTAGTAGGTTCTTTCACAGCCTGTCCCCGTAACCATTTCTTATACACTTTAATAAGATATCGAGGTGTATTGGGTCCTTTATTATATTTATTTGCTAATTTTATATAGTTTGTAAGGGTGGGGTCTTTTTTCCATTCTTGAATAAATTCAATAAAGTGCCTCCAGCTCTTCTTATTTTTTATACTAGGAAGAACATATGTTTGATCTCCAACAACCATGTTAACAATATTGGCTTTTTTTCTTGCAAGTTGTCGCGGGACTTCGTACCGTTGATATTTTTGTTTCTCAGTTAATACCATTATACCTCCAGGATCTTGGCAAGACCTTTTTTCTTCCTCATCAATTTATTTTGGTATAGAAAAAATTCATCATAAGGATCAATTAAAGGCATCTTAGTTCCTGTTCCCGGAGGAAAAACACGTTGGGGTCCTACTGAACCCGCTTGTGCATAACCCGCCCTGCCGCCGGATGCATTGGGTTTACGGCCCTTAACATTAAAATCGGATAGTATCTTTTTTTGATAGTGATTTATCATCCTTTTTTGTAATAAGTGTTTTCCCATTTCCGCAGCTAAGTAATCATAAGCCGTCCCGTAAAATTTTGTTTGCTCTAACTGGCTTAGATCCTCGTAGAGTACGCCGGCATCTTCTGCCAGTTGGTCCGCCAGAAGCTCGGCATTATACTTAAGGTCTCCGTGAGCATAACCAGGCGAAACGTTGTCGGATGCTTTAAACATATACTCAGCATTCTTTTTATTTCTGTTCAGAATGGCAAGTGCACCCTTAACCGCTCTTCCTTTAGAGTATCCACTTCGAACCTGAAGAATGTCCGCTAAACCGCCTTCAGCAAAAACAGGTTTTTCCGGATCAAAGCCCGCTTCATCAAACCAGTTCCCTCTACGATCTTTCATTCGCATTAACTTTCTAGTGAATGCGTTGATCGTTTGTGGAGATGCGTCGAGTGGAAGATGTTTTGCAACGTCCACTCCGAAAATATCTTTGAATATTAAAAGCGGATCGCCTTTCGTTCCACCGCCGCCTTCTAAAATCCATTTTATTTGTTGGTCGGACAAGTACTCTCGTAAAGTGGGTCCGACACCTATTTCCCCCCTCGGGGTCATATCTAAAAGTTTGATCATGGCTGCCCGTGCCGATGCACGTTGTCCAGCTTGAATGGAAGAGGAGCCGGGGAACAGGGCCTCTGGTAAAATTGTATCTCTTGGATTAACGCCTTCAGGAACCTTAACACCTTTTAATTTTCCTTCCTGAACGAGTTTGTCGATCGCTG